ACGCGGTCCACGTTGTCCACCATCCACGCATTGCGCTGCGCGGAAGTCGCCGAGGCGTAGGCCACACCGTTGATCGAGCCCAGCGCGGTGATGATGTCGTCGCGCATCTTGGTCATCGACCACATCTTGAGCATCATCTTGCCCGCATCGCGCAGGTCGATGGCGCTCTTCTGCTGGTCCCAATCGGTCACGGCCACGGCGTGCCGCAGGGGCTCGACGTAGCAGCGGAACGAACGGGTGTCCAGGGCCTCTTCGTTGCCTTCCAGCGTGCCGTTGCCGGTGACGCCAGAGCCCGTCAGTTCGTTGACGAGCGCGAAGGTCACGCTGTCGCCGGACTTCTTGGTGAGGTCTTCCTTGAGCTGGATGATGCTGTTCTCATCCGTGCCCATGTATTTCTGAAAGCGGTTGTCGCGGATGTACGCAGTGAAGAACTTGTCGTCCCACTGCTGCGGGGTAAGCCCGGTGCGGGCGGTCGTCAGAGACATGATGTTTCCTTCAGGTGCGGTTCAGTACCGCGTCGAGTGGTGTCATTTCCGACACGGCGGCCTGGAATTGGCCGCGCGTGTCTCGGGCTTGCGTCAGGGTCTGAGGAATGGGGGCACGCACTGGCGGCGGCGCCACGGGCTTGGCCCGCAACATCCCGCGCAACTCAGCAATCTCAAGCAGCATCTCGCCTTGCGGCAGCGAGGCAACGCGGTACGCTTCCGCCAAGTCTTTCGACAGGTGGTAAGCCACGTCAGGCCCGCCGCGCAGCACCAGCGCCTTGCGGAAGTCGTCGTGAAGCACAGGACGCAGCGCCTCAATAGCGGCGTCGAAGTCCTGATACTTGGTCTGGCCTTCCTTCACTACGGACTCGGTGCGAGTGTTGATTTCCCGCTCCATTTGTTCCCGCTGCATCTGCTGCTGCCAGGTCTGCCGCTCCCTCTCCACGCGGGCATTGGCGCGGTACTCAACAAGGTCGTTGAAATACTGCGTTTGATCCGTGTATTGGTTCGGGTCCGGCTCGCCTTGGCCGCCTGCTGGCCGCTGCCGCTGGGACTGTTCGTAAAGCTCGCGGTAGTGAGCCGCTTGCTTTTCCGCTTCCTGCCTGCGATTGCGTTCAGCGATTGCTGCCGCGACAAGTCCTTGTGACTGCTTGTCTTCCGTCTTGGGCGGTTCTGCCGGTGGCGCAGTTGTTTCACCCGTGGGCTGTTCGACCTGTTCGACCGCTTCAGCCTCTACGGCTTCCACGGCTTCAACTTCGGCCGGACCCTCATCGCTCAAGATCGAATTCAGCGTGCTATCCATTCCCACTCTTCGCGCCCGGTTAGGCCCGGCGACAGCCAACACGCCCGACAGTCCGGCGACGACCGACAAGAAAAAGGCCCCCAAGGTTTCCCGAGGGGGCCGAACTTGCCGAGGAGAAAACTAGTCCATGAGCGCGACGATGTACGCCACGTCCATCTCTTCAATCTCTTGCGCGATGCGCTGCATCTCAAGTTGCAAGGCCACTTGCCTTTCGGCTGAACGCCTCACCTTTGCAACGTCTCGCGCCGCCTCCGCGATGGCCTCTTGTGCCCTTGCGTTGGCCTCTTCAATCTTCAGCGCCTGCACCCGCGCTGCTATCGCCGCCTGCCGCTCCCTGTACGCAGACAGAAGCAGCTCGTTCGGCTCTAGGTACTCGCTCCGCTCTTCTTGCGCCTCGTCCTGTTCTAGCTGCTCATCGGGCAACAGTTGGACGTATGGCCGCCATGACCGAGTTTTGCGCGTCCGCGGCTTGCGGAAGCTGCTAACCGACGGCGCTACATCGCCGCCGACAAGCGCCAGCAGCAGAGACATGGCTTACTCGTAGTAACCGCGGAAAGTGACCACCGTCCAGATCACTTGAGAAGCGGTCGCCGTGCCTTGAATAAACTTTGCCACCGCGCCGATCAGTTCACCAGGCGCGACGACAATGGGCGCGCTGCTGAAATCCTGGTCAAGTTCCTGCGCCTGCGATCCGATGGCAGCGCCGACTAGCCACGTCTGCAGGCCGACACCGACACGCCGCGCCGCTTTGACCGTGGCCGTCGAGAACGACGCGCCTTCACCCGTGGCAAGGCTGTTCAACTGCGTGCCGCCGAAGGCAATCGACCACTGCACGGTCGTGGGCGTCGTTGCCACCGCCGCGCCGATGTTGACGCTGGAGATGTGGATACCCGTGATGACGAGGTTCCGGCCGGTAATGTTGATCGTGGCCGCAGGGTTCGTGAACGCCGTCACCCAGCCGTCGAGGCCCGGGGCTGCTGCGGTGATGCCCGCTTGACCACCTAGGCCCGTGGCGAGGGCCGTGGTCTGCGACAGCGCCGCGCCCGTTACCGTCGTGGCGCCCGTGGCGTTCGGCAGCAGGGCAGACGTGCCCATCGTGCCGCCGTTCTGGCCTTGGTAGGCCGACTGCCCCATGATGCACTGCTGCTGGCCCCACGGGCGGCCGCTAACCACGTCCATGAGGCCCACGCCGACGCGGGACACGCGCATCGTGTTTGTGTTCGACACGGCGCCCGTGTTGTACTTCATGATGAACATCGGGAGCGAGCCCTGCAGGAACGGCAGGCCGTTCGCCACAGGGAGGTCCAGGCGCCCGAGCAGCTTGTTGTCAAGCCAGAACTCGACCTCGCGCTCGCCGACGACCATCAAGAACTTGAACATGCTGCCGACTGTCAGCGCCGACAGCGGGAGCGCGGCATCGAGCGCATTTTCGACCGCGGTGCCGTTGAACGAGATGACGCCAAACACGCCGGCCGACGTGATCTTGAGCCAGCAGCCGTCAGTCGGCACCGTGGTGGCCGCGCTCGGCAGGCCCAGGCCCAGCAGGAATACCTCGCCCGAAATCATCGCGGCGGTGAACTGGCCGAAATAGGCTTCAACCGCCAGCGGGGCCGTGTTGACCAGCGGGAAATACTGTTTCGTGTGCATGAACGCGCCATGCGCGCTCGTCGTGCCTTGCACTGCCGAGAAGTTCACCGTACCGGCGCCGGGCTGCGCCGCCGTCAACGTGCTGAAGACGTAACGCCAGACGCCCGTGTTCTGCGTCGTGGCGTTGAACACGTCGTGGAACAGCACCGAATCGACGCCAACGCGTAGCCGGTAGTCGGGCGAAATCTCGCCTGACTTGCGGAATTTGGCGTTTGTCAGTTCGCCGTCGTCGTTCTCGACGTACAGGACAGCGATGCCAGCCTTTGCTGGGTCGTCGTTCGTGCGAACCAGCAGTTGCCGGTCGGCATCGACGTTGGCACCCGTGCCAGACAGTGCGCCGACGATGTTGGTATCGAGTGCCATCAGTTCGCCCAAACGTAGTGAACCCGGAACGCGCCTGAGAGCTTGTGCTCGCTGCGCCCGTGGATCGTGAATTCATCGGTGCCCGGCGCGCATGTCAGCGCACAGAGCATTGCGAAATAGCGGTGGTCTGCCGCCGTGTGCTTCGTCGTGGAGTCGTTGCCCATCACCCACGCTTCGACGTGCGTCTCTGCCGTCACGCCAGGCGCCGCGACGGTGGTCGACGCCTCATTGCTGCCCGGGTGCGCGGGAAACGTGATGTCGGCCTCTCCGGTGCCGGTCACTGCTCGTCCTGCATGTCTTCAATCGCGTAGACCTGCCCGCTCGGGGCGACCACGCGCTTGCGCTTTGGCTTGTTCATCTGCGCGATGGCTTCAGCCAGAAGCATCATGGGGTCGGGCTTCTCTTCGACCGGCTCCGGCTCGGCGATGTCTTCCTCGACTTCGGTGCTCAGAGACAGCGGCACTTCGAGTTTCTTCGCCATCAGTTGAATCGCGCCGGCCAACTCGCCCATGTCGCGCTTCACGTCGGCGTTCAGGGCGGCGATGCGCTCGGCGGACTCCATCTGCATCCGCGCAAGTCTGGCCTTGGACTCTTCAGACATCGCCGTTTGTTGCAGCCTGCCCTCAATCTCGACCTGCTTCACGGCCATGCCGCTCTGCGCCTCTTGCAGTTGCTGCTTCAGTTGCTGTATGACCTGTTGCGCCTCTTGCAGCTTCTGGATCGCCATCGCGCCTTCTTCGCCCTTGCCGTCCATCTCGTCAAGGATCTCGTCCTTGTTGCGGATGCTCGACGCCTTGATGAGCGCACGCGGCGGAATCGGGATGCCTCCCTTAGCAAGCTCGATCAGCCCTTGAAACTGCTCGATCTGCAGGCTGGCCGTTGCTGGCGCGGTGTCGAGAGTGATGTCAACGTCCATTTCCGCGACGTTGTTCTTCACTTCGGCAGGCTGCTGCAATGCGGGCGAAGCCTTGGCTTCCTGCTCCATCTCCGGCGTTACCTTGACGCCTTGAGCGCGCATGTCGTTGATGATCTTCTCGCCCATCGTTTGCGGCTGGTTCAGCCCTACGAACCTGACATTGCGCTCGTCGTCGGTGACGCGAACCCACTTCTCGGCGGTCCAATACTGCCGGACGCGGTTCCACACCTTGCGATACACAGCAAGCTGCCACGACTTGAACCAGTCGAACACCGGGCCAAGTTCGTTCTGGCCCATTTCTTGCCGAGCCATCAGAGCACGGCCGGACATCACCCGCTGCTCAGTGCCAGACATGGCAGCATTGACGCCAACCGCGTCGATCTCTTGCTTGGCCTCTTGCAGCAGTTGAAACTGCGCATCGGCCATGTCGCCTGTCGGGATGACGCCGAAGTCCTCGCCCAGCTTTGCATCACCTTGCAACTCGACGTGGCCGTCAGGCTTGGCAAGCTCGGCCTTAAGGTGGTTCTTGTCACCCGTGAGCGCATTCCCGAAGGTCTGCCGGGTGTTCATCAAGTGCATCGCTTTGCTGCGGCGCTTGTTGATCTCGTCTTGCAGGCTGATCCAGCGCTTGACAACGCCGAAGCGGTTGCCGTCGCGGTCGATGTAGCAGGAACCGAAGACGAAGCCGTCTTCTTGCGCGCCGTGCTCATCAACGTAGGGCGAAGGCATGCGCTTTAGGACGCCGGCCTTGGTAAACGTGCTGTGAAACACGCCCTCCGCCTCGTTCGACCACATCTCAACGATGCGAACGCGGCGGCGCTTGGGATCGGCCCACCGCAGGCGCGGCACATCGTCGAAGGTCTGCCCTTGCGCGGCGGATTCAGCCGCCATCGTGCTGTTCAGCGCGTCTTCCTTGTCGGGCCACTTTGCAAGCGCGTCGTCCAAGTCCATCCAGACGAATTGACCCTTGAACTTCGCGTCGGAGAAGTTGCGCAGCCGGCTGTGTGGGTCGTAGAACATCCGATCCCACATGATCGGCAGCACTTCGATGCACGGCTCGCCGTACTTCTCGACGATGCGGACATCCGCGCCGCAGCAACCCTCGACGATGAACCCGTCGAAAGCCTCGGAACGAACCTCGTCCCATCGGCTTTGATCCATGACGAACCGCAGCGCATCCGTCGCGGCTTCGGCGCCTTGTTCTTCCTTCGGCGTGCGCGGGTAGGCTTTCGGGTCGCTGCGCTGGCCGGCTTCCATGCCAAGCAGGAAGTCCACCTTAGGGCCAATGCGGTCAATGGTGACGATGGGCTGCTTGCGCTTTTTCAGCACGGCGGCCTCGGCTTCGGTCCACTGGTTGCCGTTGCGATAGTCGCGCCAGGTTTCGGCCTCGCGCCGGTTGTCCTCGGTCGCCTGCTCCGCGGACTCATAGAAGCGCACAAGCATGGTCAGGGCTTCTTCGCCCTCCACTTGCTTCATGCTGTCTTCCATGTGTCTGCCCCTGTGTCTTTGTCGAACGCCCGCGCCCAGCGGTCAACCTTTGGCCGCTCCACCTTTACAGGTGCCGCGATGGCCGGGTGTGCTTCATCCAAGGCCCGCCCGATCAGGCTTGCCGTGTCCACGTCGTCGTCGTGCTTGCCAGCCGGAAAGCGTATGAACTCTTCGACATCCGCGCCCGGCTCAAAGTAAACGCAGCCCATCGCCGCGCGGCTCTGGAAGCCCCGCGCCCGCGTCGGCTTGTCGCTGATGCTTGGCAACCACTCAAGCCGGCCGAAGGTTTCGCGCTCTCTCATGCGCCGCCTCAGCATGGGCTCGATGGCCTTCTGGATCACGCCGGCCTCACCGAACCACGCGAACGGCTTGTGCCGCTTCATCAGGTCTATCTGCCGCTCGATCCAGACATCCGAGCTTGTCTGCCCGCGCCAGCCATCCAGGCGGTACAAGTCGCCGTTCGGAGCCACGCCCCAAATGCGATGCACCGTGTAGTCGCCTCCGCCATCCGTCACCGCGTAGTCGCTGGTGCCGTAAATGTGCAGCTCGGGCTTCGTGCGCCATTCCTTGAGCCAAGACCGCTGGAAGTACGTGCCTTCTTCGCTGGCCGGCTCTTGCTGATACAGCGCGGACCACTCTCGCGGCCCTACTGCTGCCCGGATACGCTCCAGCGCTTCGACCGGGTATTGCTCGGGCCACAGCGCTTTGCCGTCGTCCAGCGCCTTCAGCGACAGAACGTCCCACTTTTCGTGCTGCGCCTCATCCAGCAGCCAACCGCTAAGGTCGTCCTCATGCCATCGAGTCTGGATAACAACGACGCGGGCGCCTGGCATCAGCCGCGTGTAAGCGGTGGACTTGTACCAATCCCGCAATCTGCGCCGCACCGTCTCGCTGTCGGCCTCTTCCCGGTTCTTGATCGGGTCGTCAATCAGCAGCAAGTGCGCGCCGCGACCTGTCAGCGCGCCACCAGCACCAACCGCGTAGTAAGCGCCGCGCTGTGCGGTGCCGACTTCGATGCCGCCGTTGACGTGAAACCGCTTTACGCTTTGGCTGTCCTCGGCCAGCTTGACGCCGGGAAACACAGCCCCGAACGCGGGGTCTTGTATCTGCGCCTTGACCTTGCGCCCGAAATCGTCAGCCAAGTCTTGCGCGTATGTGCTGGCAATGACGTAGTGCTCAGGGTTGCGCCCGAGATACCACGCCGGGAAAAACTCCGACGCCAGCATGCTCTTGCCGTGGCGCGGCGGCATGAAGATCATGAGCCGTTTGCACTCGCCTCGCTCGACCTCTTCGAGCTTCCGCGCGATCAGCCGATGATGCGCCGCGTCCCTATAGCCGGGCCACTGATACGCCGCATAGGCGATGAGGCGGGAGAACGCGAAGTCTTCAGGTGTCGGCGCGGGTCGCTGCTGCAACGGCGGCATCGCGCTGTTCTTTGGTCGCGTGGCTGTGCTCAATCGGCCCACCATCAGCGCCCGTCAGTTGAACCGGGAGCACCTTCCCAACAAGCGCCAAGAACGGCGCCGGGTGGCTTTGCGCGACGCTGGTCAGGTACTCGACGCCGCCAGCCTCGTCTAAGGCTTGCGCAATCATGTCGCGGATGAGCGCCGTGTTCTTGTTCGGGACGCCCTTTTTGCGCCCAGGCCCCGGCGTGCCTTTTCCGATTCCTGCGGTTTGTTTTTCCATGGTTCCCCCGGCGACAGGGACAGTTGCGCCCGAAAGCGAGCCAGAAAGCACAACGCCCCATCCCGGGGCGCTGCTCGCATGAGCCTTGCAGTGACACTGCCGCCTCCGAAATGGAAGGGCGCGTCCTATGCCTATGGGCTCACACGTTCCCCGAAGCGTGCCACAGTTCGGCGGGTGCGTCAAGCCCCCCTGTTCCTCAGCATGTCCCGCGCATCAATGACCGTCTGCTTGAGCCCGTCGAGCGTCAGCCCCAGCGCCTGCGCCATCCTGCGGGGCGCCACCGGGTAGACGTAGTGCCACTGGATTGAATGCCGATGCAGCTCGGGCAGCGTCACAAAGACCTTCTGCAGCTTCACCGCTTCCCGCGTGTCTACCGGATCGCTCACGCTGTGCCCGCTGTACTGATCGCTGCTTTTGTACCCGCGAAACATCGGATGCACGGCCCGATGGCTTGCACCGCGGCACCAGCGCGCCCAGTTGCGCAGCCGCTCATCCACGGGCCATTGCCGCTCGGGGATTGCGTGAAAGTCGATCTCGTCTCGTGTCATCGCATCCCCTACAAGCTGCGCGCCAGCGCGGTCGTTATCTCGGTAGTGACTGTCTTTGCGGTCAAGGCGTTCACGGCCACCCCTCAAAGCTGATCCCCACCGCCCAAGCCGCCCGCTGCTGCTCGTACACGTACCGCACGCGCTTGCGGTCCCTGTCGTCCACGCCGAGCCACGCGGCCACGGCATCACGCACGCCCTTCAGCGAGCCGGCAAGGTTGTCGTCGTCCAGCCCGTTGCTAGGCGCAAACCGCGTCAGCGTCACCACGCACGGGAGCGGCGGCTTCTCGGCCCATCGGGCAAGCTCCCAGGCGGCGGCTTCCTTCTCAGCCTTCACCCGCTTTGCACGCACGCGCCAGTGCTCGCGGTCGTTCAAGCCGCGGCCGGTGCGTAGGTTTGGCAGCAGGATCACACCGCCTCCGCCATAAGCAGCCGCTCAAGCGCCAGCGCCAGCGCGACCCGGCTGTCTGCCTGGTGCCGCTGCTGCAGCGTCCTCACGTCGTGCTCTACTGTGTGGCGATGCACGCCGAGGGCTGCGGCTATCTGCGCGTTATTCTTGCCTTCCAGCAGGCAGGCGGCTACTCCTGAGCGGCGGGCTTCGGTGCTCATGCCACCCTCGCCACAAACCCCGGGCACCGTTGCGGCAGATTCGCCAGCGCAGGACCGACGACTGGCGCACCGATGCGGGCTTGCCGGAAGTTGCCGCACTGCCACGGGCGGAAGTGGCGGCAGTCCACGCACTTGACGCGGGGGTCTAGGGGGTCGCTCATGCGGTCCTCACGGCTTGTTTAACGCGCGCCAGCAGCTCGGCTGGCGCTTTGGTGGCCTTGTGCTCTCGCTGGCGCTGTAGCTCGGCTTCGGCAAGGGCTAGGCCGGTCGGCGGTGGCGCGTCCACACGCTGCGCCGGCAGTTCATCGGGCTTCAGCCATGCAGCTTCCAGCCCCTGCGAACCCCGCCGACACCAGACGCGCAGAAACGCCTCCAGGGTCATGCCTGCCTTGCCTGCCTCGGTCACTGCCCCGTCGAGCGTGGTCTGCGTCACCGGGGCGCGCTTGGCTTTGCGTAGGTGCAGCCAGTCGGTCCAAACCTGTTCCGCAACATCGGGGGGACGCGCCAACGGCGCAGCGCGCTTGCGCGCCTTATCGCCTTCGTCTACGTCTCCGAATACGTCTAGGCGCGCATCCGCTTCTCCCTTGCTTGGCACTTGCGTAGCATCTGCTGCGCATTCACTAGCAGGCGCTGGAAACTTGCTTTCCTTTGCCCGCACCTGCTGGCGGAAGTCGAGCAGTTCTAGGTAACGCTCCCCGTCCTTAGCCGGGTACACCCTTACAAGGGCCGCTTCGACCAGCACGGTCAGCCACTTCCCTACGTCCGAGTCGGAAACCTTGCTCAACTGCCGCGGGTAGCAGGCCGCCCGCAGCATTCCGTGGTCGGCGTAGTACCGACCGAAGTCATCGACGACAGACATCAGCCGCCGATAGAACACCTCTTCTGCCCAGCCCAAACGCGCAAGGCGCGGGCTTGTCAGGATGCCTTCGCGGAGGATGCGGTTAGGCACTGGCGGCCCCCTTCCTGTCTCGCTTGATCTTCATGTAGCGCTCATAAGCGGCGCTCTTCGGCTGCGTCAGGCCAAGCCCCTTGCACCACCAATCGTTGCGTAGCAGCACCTTGCACATGCGCCGCCACGAAGGCGCCCAATACTTCTTTTCAAGCTCGGGCGGAGCGAAGTCAGGGATGCCGCTGCGATAGCCCCGCTTGTGCCAGCCGTGCAGCCACTCGCGGAAACGCTTCGTGTAGTGCTCGCGCGTGACTTCCGGCATCGTCGCCAGCAGCAGATTGCAGAAGCTGCGCCACGTATGCCCAGGCGGCAGCGTGATCTTGTTGTAGCCGGTGACGTTGCCGCGCTCCTCAATGTAGAGGGCGCCGCTGTTTGCGCCGTTGACGCGGGCGACTACTCGGCCCCAGGTTTGGGGCTCAATGAGATGGTATAGCCAGAGTCCGCGTCTTTGATCATCCCCGTATGGCTGGCAGAGCCGCATCTGGTGCAAGGACACGCCGGCCAATTGCATACGGTCATAGACCTCGTTGTGAGGCTTTCCGGGGTCTGCGGCGTGGTACTTCCAAATGTCGGTGACGTGCCAATCGTAGATGGGGTAGACGTTGTAGACCTCATCGACGACCTTCGTTGTCCAGCGCTTGCCAAAGTGAGTCTCCTTGTCCCAAACCGCAATGGTTCGGAATCGGTTCAGGCTTTCGTCGGAGCGGATTCCAATGCAAGCCGCGGTGGTTCTGCCCCGGCCATACCAGACGGCGAACAGTTCGATGAACTCTTCAAACTCCATGCGCGGCTGGAAAAAATCAAAGAACGATGGATCGGAAATGACGCCCAATCCTTTCGGCATGGGACGAACCCAATCATCTTTTCGCTCGGGGTCCCAGGCGCACCAGACAGGCTCATAGTTGCTTACCGCGTTGCGCAGCTTGATAGGAAGACAAACCCAGTAGGGTTCAATGTGATCGGCGTACATGCGGAGCATTTCCTCCGCGTGCTTGATGGTCAGTTGATACTGCGCCTCAAGATCAATCAGCAGCACTCCAACCTTACGGCCGCGCCGGATGGCCTCATCCATGACGAGGTGCATCATGACGCTCGAATCCTTGCCGGCGCTGAAGCTGATGTAAACCGCCTCGAAGTGGTCAAACACGTAGCGCACGCGGTCCCTAGCCGCTTGCAGCACGTCAACGCCAATGCGCTTCTTAACCGCGGCCATCAGTAAAGCTCCGCCTCAGTCCGGCCGCCGGCCTTCTCGTGGTCCACCGGCTCTCGCCCGTTGGCAGCAAGCCAGCGATTCAGATACTCCAGCGCCAGCGCATCAGCCGCTGCTTTCTGCGAATCCGTCAGGCGGTGATAGCCGCCACGGCAGCACGATGGCAGCCCGAGCGCATACGCTACTGACGCTTGCCCAAGCCACGCGATGCGGTTCATGCGGTCATTGGTTAGGCTGTGCTCGCACGAATACTTCCACTCTGTCGTGACGCCATGCAGCGCCCGGCCAAACGCATCAAGATCAGCCAGAAACACGCCATAGGCGGCCTCGCCCTCTTCTTGCGTCATGCTCTTCGGGCGCTCGTCATAGAACCCGGCCCTAAAGCACTCCCACCGCTCCCATGTGTGATAAACGCGCCCCTTGTCGTCTGCCTCAAAGTCAGGGATCACGTCATCCAGAATTTCGCCAGCGGCGGAGTCGCTACGGTCAACCTCCCAAGCTTCTGAAAACTGCTGATCTTTGAATGCCTCCGCCAAGCCGGTGATCTGGCACAGCCGCAGCACTTCGTCAGCGTCCATGCCAAGGTCTTTGGCGATGCGCTCATCGCTCCAGTTCCGGCGCTTCAGCTCGATAACGATGTCGCTCATCGCTTCGACCTTGTGTTTACCGCGGGCGCGGTTGTGGCGGATGGTTGACGCCATCCGGTCGGCAAGCCCCTCCTGCGATTGCTTGATTCGCACGACAGGCAGGTATCCGTGAACGCGGGCCCTTACATCGGCGCATTCTTTGCCCACTCGGTTGCGGTGGAATCCGTCAATGACGGTGCGCCCGCCTGATTCGTCAAGCATTGACACGATAGGCTGCGTGTAGCCGTCCGCCATGATCGACACGCGCAACAACTCCATTTCAGGCGGAGCTACGCTATTGGGGTTGTAGTCGTTGGCCTGCACGCTCTCGCCAGCGACCCACTCCACAAAATCAACCGGCTCCCCCGCAAAGGGGCTTTGC